AGGTTGCATTTGCCAGGGTTGGATACCCGCTTGCCTCGCGGTTTCTAGGAGTCCATTCATCAACTCTGGGGAATACCCACCGTCCAAGAGTTCTTTCAAATCTGCCTGCTCATCAGTAAGTGTCGGAACCATGGAACCATATACTGAAATATCTTGAGGAGCAACATGCTGAGTCCATGTTTTAATAGCCTCGGCATCTGTACCATCCGGCATTCCACCGGGCCGGGAATTTACGGCCGCAGCGAGACCGTCAACATACTTCCATAATTCGGCTTTAGGATCTTGCGCCGATGCTATAGTCTTCGCATAATCCTTATCCCGGTAATCCTCGGGAATTTCATCGAAGAATGAAGGTGTGGTGTCATTAGTGTTTTGTGTTGTGGTGTCATTAGAGTTTTGTGGTTCTACTGGTGGGTTGACTGACATTAGATACTCCTCTCAACAGAGTTTCTTACCTCTGGCGTTAAATGTTTGCGTAATTCTACCCATACCGAGCGCAGGGCTTCATTATGGGCCATTTTCTTGTAGTCCGGGCTTCCATTTTGTCCATATGCAATGGTACTATCTTGGAACAATAAATATTCGCAAATAAAGCGAAATACTGCAAGCCCGTTGTCGGTTTTGCATGTCGCGTTAAAGGCGTTTGCGAAATTTGCCAATTTCTGGTTTCGCTTCGCAAGACCGGGATTCGCAATTTTCGGCGAGAACTCACTACTATAAAAATTATCCACCAGGTGTCCCTCCTCCAGGACCTGCACTACTTACATCTTTGACCGCTTTGGCCCCGTCTTTCGCGGTAGCTGCCTGTATCTGGGCTGCTTGCATTTGCTGTGCTTGCATTTGCGCTTGCTGCCTTTGTTGTCGTGTTTCCGAAACCGCTTGTTCGCTCTTTATCATAAGTGGTGGGCCGCCCGCTAATTCGATAGCCCGACGTGCGGTAAAGTCGAGATCGAAGTTGTCCATGATTTCAGGACTCCCGGCTTGCGCGACAGTAGTGCCAAGTTGTAAAGCGCGTTGAATACCGCTGAACTCTTCTGATTCTCTGATACGCTGAGCCGGGGAAATGAACTTTATCTTGTATACCTCTTTACCGGAAGCCATCCGGTGTACAAGGGAATTAGGGATGTAGAATGGTGTAATACCTTGTTGCTGTAGCATTATATCATCTGCCGATCCTTGCACAACTCCGAGCAACTTTTTGCCGAGGCAGATATTAAATGTGCGTTCTATAATTGGCTGGATAACTTCCACATAATCCCGAGCAAAAACATTATTGAGCGATTGACCCCGAAGGTCGTTTCGGATCTCTGCTTCGCCAAGAGTCTGCCTAGTCTTGTTATTTAAATCCATTAACCGATCTTGAAAGAAATGGTCCTGGACAATCTTAATCAACTCTGCAAGACGCTGGAATGCCCACGAGGGATCACCAATCTCTAACAACTTGTCAACGGGTTTCATGTTCCCCTGCATCTTACCTGAGATAGAGACGACTGTTAACCCACCCGGAGAATCGTCAACTTCGTCATTACCAAGGACAGAACCGTCGATAACAACTAAAGCCGGATCTAGCATCTTCTCACTGGTTTTAATAGTGAGATACCGAAGCTGATTCAATTCACGAATGGATGGTAGGGCGTTCATACCGGGACTGCGCCCGTATTTCTCACCAAGAAGATGCCAGAACCTTCCGACGAATACTGGGAGTTCATGGAACCCACCCACACGTAGAATTTTGTTTCTGGTTATATCCACATGAACCGCTGAGTACTTGAACTTCTCATTCCCGAGAGATTGGGGATCGTATTGGTTGTTGGGTTCTATGGCTATGACAACTTGATTGCGGTTAGTGTAGTCGTGCATGTCCAGGCGTTGCATCTCTTCGTCCGTGAAAGAGGAGAGGCCATACGCCGATGCTACCTGATTCATAAACATGTAGCGGTCTATATAGATAGTGTCTACCGTGTTCAAGTGATTGACATCGATGTACAGATCTTTGGCGTTAATAACCCGGTACGTACAAGGCATAGTAAGATCATCGGTCTCTTCAACAAATATAGCCCCGGTGCCTAATGCACCTTTCTCAATCTCATACTCTTCGAGAGCTAATCCGAATCCGGCTTTAGGATGATCGAGAGCCTCAATAACTGTACGGGTAACTTGTTCGTAGTATGCTTTGGTCTCGTCGCTTTCGAGAGAAGGATCTTGCGGATCGTATGGGGCCGTAAAGTAAAATGTCTTTCCTCCAGAAGGCCAAAGAGCCCCAATAAGGGCGCTAGCCATAAGATGATTCGCGTTGAAAGCGGTATCGTCGAATATCCAAGCGTCAAAATAATCTTCGGGCGCAAGCCGCCAGTGGGACATATAATTACGGCGGCCAAGGATGAATCGGGCGAGGATGTCATATTTATTACTCCATGCCGATTTTTCGGTCTTGAGCATGTTAAACCGTCGTTTGACGCGGGCGATAGGATCGTTCCTCGGCTCTATAAGATTAGGAAGTGGGTTGCTATGCGGAGCACCATCTATGGCTCCTTGGGTCTGCGGCAAATTTTGATTCTGGATTATCATCTAATTACCCTGACCTCCACCGAGGAAGGTGCCCCTGGCTGAGTTACCGCCGTAAACAGGAAGGGAATTATATCCGCCAACTCCGGGAGATCCTCCCACAGGATTGGGACCTTGCGGTGATGTAGGCGTCACGGGTTTAGCGACAGGAGGTGCGGGTGCCTGTGCTTTTGGTTTGCCGCCGAAAAGAAATGACATATTAGTCTCCTAAAAGCCTTCCGCGATTTGTACTTGCTGATCCTGTAGCCCCGCTGAGAATCCCTTGCGGTGTGGTTGCGACTAAAGCTTGTTTCATACCCGTAGTCATACCCGCATCTTGGGCAACCGTAGTCGCTGGAGTAAGAGCGGTTAACGGCATTGGCGCGGTAGGGGGTTTCTTGAAAGCATTGATAAGGGTCCCTGCGGTTCCCGCTACTGCTCCTATTGCCCCAAGGATTGGAATTATAGGTGCCACTAGGAACACCCACCTCCGTCATGATTAAAATTTACCACTTGGTAGGCCCTTTCTCGTGTGTGTTTGGTAAAACTTGATCCCATCTGATTGCGGAATGCGTGTTCTTTTTGGCCTTTTTACGCTTGGATTCTGTGTCGAAGGACTCTAAAACCGGGGATCTTGGATCTTTATGCTGACGACGTGTATTACCATCATACCCCATATCCTCTGTGTTTTTCAATCCTTTCTGCCAATCGCCACGAACTGGGTGCGCCCACGTGAGAATGATAGCATCAAATATGTCCGTACTCTTATGATATATCTTCTTTATCTTTTCTTTGGCTTCAAGTTGGATACGCCCGGAAGAGTCTTCTTTAAAATCTGGAATAGCTAAAAGGTCTGTTGCGATATCATCATCATCCGGCATCGATACTTCCCCGTCCACAAGCCAATCACGCAACGAGAAGGCCATTTCTGATCTCTTGTTGCGGAAGATATCTGGATTACTGGCACCTTCGTTAAAATGCACACCCGTAACGTATTTTCCATAGCCGCGCTCTTTCAGGCAATCTATGGTCCCATAAGCTAGAGCTACATCAATGAATACCTGGGTGGGATGCATCATGTCGCATATTCGGGCGAGAATACCGGCGAGTCTCATCTCATCCATATCATCATACTTATCGATCCGCATGATTTCTCTTCCGCGACGGAAAGCGATGACCGTCCTATCCCCTTTGCGTGCGGCATCAACACCTACAACTAGAGGTCTATTCGGGTCTTTTAGTTTAGATTTTCGCGCCCTAGCAATGGCCTCCGGGCAAAGAAACGTGATTCCTGAAGACTGGAATGATTCCTGTACTGTGGATGGGAATTCTTGGAGTAACTTCCAATCGGATTTGAAATCCTCGGCCTTGAGTCTCCGCCAGTATATCTGACCGGGAGTGAGGTTATAAAGCGCGGCGTATTTTGATTCCTCAGATGTAGGGGCAAAGTTAGCGGGTGGGGTGGCGTAATTCTCGGAGTGTATAAACCAGGGTGCAAAGTGCAACTCATAACGTCCTTTTCCCTCCATTGCTGATATTGCTTTGCGGTGGAAAAAATTGCCAACTCCGTTGGACGTAGACTCCAAAATAATCTCAGTGCCGTCCACATCTGCAATCGCCTGTAAAATCCCAGTATCCAAATCGTCAGTGTTTTCATATAGCGCAACCTCACTTCCATGGAATAACTGGATAGTGGCTCCCCGTCCTACGGACCCGGCCCCTGCCGTTCCTACCGTATACCTTGAGCCGTTATCGAATTCTAATTGCCGGGTGTTGTCTATTTCTAGTTTAGGTTTCATGACCTCCGGTAAGTGCTCAAAGAAGCACGCTACCATATCGAAGAGCTCGACCGTAGTTAGAGAGTGATGTGACAAAATGTAAGACTTTTTGTTACTCTGAAATAACATTTTCCAGAAGTACCGAGCGGCTGTATATGTTGATATGCCCTGTTTTCTCCCTTTACACACAACTATGCGGACCATACCAGTTCTACGCAACTGGTCTTCACAGTGAGCGTGAAACTTGAGTTGTGTTTCATTAAAGATGAGTGGTTGAAGGTTTCCTGACGTATCCCGGATCTTAAGGCATTGCGCGGCGAATAGAGGAAGATTCCTGCGGAATATCTCCAGGTTCCGGGCGGCTAAAGTCTGCGAAGGATCGTTTAATCTACTCATTTCTACATATACCGGCTTGGTGCATGTTCCGTATCATAATGGCCGTCTTGGACTAGCAACTCTGTGGCCTGCTGAATGAACGATTTTATGTCCGCTACGGAGAGCTTTAGAATATCCATGTTATGCACTACATAATACTCCGGATTCAGGTTGCGGCGCTGTACTGGAGAGGCGTAGTTGTATTTGACATTAAAATCTAATTCGGTGCGGTGAAGTATCATTCCATTACCTCCTGTTTGGTTGCCGCGCCACAAGTACATTTCCAATCGGGTTGTGTAATTATAGCGTGGTTTCCGTAATGCAACTTAACAAGGCCCTTTACACTCAGAAGTTGATACTTCATTAAGTGAAGTAGCACTGTATTATTGCCCTTCTTCGAAAAATCTAAAATTATCAGGTCAAAAAGTGGACGCAATTGGTCAAAAAGCCGTAGAGATATTATGAAATGTGAACTTGTGTTCGCATACGTAAACGGGGTGCTTATAGGTATTGCTCGCCCGGTATCTTCGGTTTGCGGTAGAAAGCTGGACAAAAACCGAAGCGTTAGAACTAATACTTTATTCTTGATTATCACAGT